TTATTTTCCCTTTTAAACTTTCAAGTTCTGAACTTGTAAACATAGCATAAGGAGATGATACTTCTTTTGTTGTTGTAATAGACATTTTTTTTGGTAAGTAGTTGAAACAGTTTTCTACTTATAAGATAATGTAACACAATAACAAAAATAAGTAAACAACTAAAATCATTTATATTGAATATAAAATATTTATAACTTTTATTTGTTACATATAAATTTATAGATTAAAATTATAAACTATCAAAAAATATTTTAGATTTAGTAGCAATTTTTGATAAAAAAACCTTATTATGACTACATTTTTAAAAAATCTTACAAATACTATTAAAGGCCAAAACTAGATTAAAAACCAAAACATACTTTAAAAATGAAAATTTTTTATTTGCAGTTAATAAAATACTACTGTATTATAGTAAGGAACTAAGATTTAAAACTTACCAAAAATGAAAATTACTGAAAATTCTCAGAAAAATGTTCTTATTGTTGGTTCTGGCGTTATGGGCCTACCGAACCAAAGAATACATGATGAACAAATTGAAAGGTTTAACCTTTTTAATAAAGTTGAGCATGAAAGCTCAATAAGAAAAAGTCAATTTAAAGACTTAATACAATTAGAGGGCATTGACTGGTGCGGTACTCGTACCGTTTATAATTTCATTAGAAACGGAAACCATGAAAGCCTACCTTTAAAGGTTTTTAATGAACTAGGTTTATGGTTATGGAATGGTTTATGGGATGTTAATACTGGCAGAACACCAGTTCATTTATTCTTAAGACAAGCCGATCCAGGTCTAGGAATATGTATTCCCCAGGATAATGTTGATAATGGTTTTTCCTTTAGAGAAGAAAGAGATCCATTAGAAAAAATATATTTAGATGGTTTAGATAAATGACAAATAAAAATTATATAAAGTCCTGTGAAAATTTCACAAGGGCTTTAGTTTTATCTGTATTCGCACCAAATGATGAAAAAGCTAATGAATGTATAAAAATAGCAGAAGCTATTGGTAGTACATTAAAGGCCGAAGATTATAAAAAGTATAAATTATGTGCGGAACTATCCATTGAAATGGTAAAAATGAAGGAATTTTTAAATGGATAAAAAAGAAGGTCAAAACTTAGCTTTAACTCTTTTTCGTAAAGACTTAGATAAAAATGATGTTGTTACAACATTAATGAAATCTGACGTTCCAGAATCTACCGCTTATAGATGGGCAAATAAAGCCTATGAAATCTATGAATGGGAAACTGAAGGAAATGAAAAAGACGATCCAAAAAAGAGTAATGAACACAAAGCCCTGGAAACTATTTATAAAGCTATGAAATGGGCTGAAACAAACCAAGAGACTGAATTGGCTGTTAAATATGCCAATTTATATATCACTAACAAAAAAAGGTTAAAAAAATGATTGACAATCCCGTACCAGATATTGTGATGGCTGAAATGGATGCCCAATATATATCTGAGCAATTCCATGAACATTGTAGAGATACAGCTATTAATGAAATTGCAAAACCTGGTAAGCTCGACCCAGGTTTTTATGATGATTTTATTGAATGGTATAAAGATTTATGTGAAGATTCTGATGATGGCTATTCATTAGTATTACATCCCAAAGATCTTATTGATGATTGGTGGGAAGAAAATTCTGATATGTATGACGATCCATCACCTTATCTGGATTACGAACCAATAGATCAGGAAATGATGAGTTCCTTCGGTACTAAATGGCATGATAGATTATGATTAAACCACTGCTAATTCTTTAAGTTGTTTTTTAAATTCTAAGCAACGCTCCATAAACATAATTTCTGAGCCTCTAACTTCAAGATTATTCATTAATCTGAGTTGGGGGCTTCCACTTCTCCTAGCTATACATACCAATGCTTGATTACATTCTATACCTGTAATTTTACGCAACGCATAATTATACGCACCAAGTTGATGGCAATAATTAGTTAACATTTCTTCCGATCTTACCTCTTTTGATGTTTTCCAATCACATATCGTTAACACTCCATCAACATCTATTAAAGCGTCTGCCGTACCAGCATAGCCATATTCTCGATCATATACACTGAACTCCACCGCATGAATGGCCGTTACTCGTTCCAATATGAATGATCGTAAACCTCTTGCGTAGCCTGACGCACTCCAACTAACACGAGGTGCGGTTTCGGCTGCTTTCGATAAACCCCATTCCGTAACTTTTCTTGGACAACGATCCAATTCATCTTTTCCTGTTCGCCAACTTCCCCGTTTGTTTGCATTGTGTCGGGCAATCTTCGCTCCAGTTTTGAGTAGATACTCTGCATGAGCATGAGCAAGCCTACCCCTTTCGCAAGCCATGTCCCTTTCATCGGCTGATCCTTCCTTTTCAATCCAACGCTCCAAAGCATCTTTTTGTTCCTGTGGTGCTGTTTCTTTTAGTATATGAGTTACTGAATGATATATATTTTTCTTATTATCTCGATATATACGATGTGGATATATAGTGCCTGAATCATCACGTTCCAATGTCCAACGTCTTAAGCCTGCTAACGCTCCATGCTTTTGTAATGTCCCCATGAATGGTTCGTAGATATACGTTCCCATTTTTATAATACCTTAAATAAATTAGTTTGCAAGTTCATTTTTTATAATGCTCAAATCGTGCTGATCTAGATTTTCTAACAGCTACACTGTCACTTTCATCAATATCTTTAATAGGTTGAGCATTAGGAAACAAATGATTATATACTCCTTCAGTTATTATGAGAGATAAAGCTTCTTTAGGATTAAATAAATCAAGTAAAAGTAAAGAACAATCTTCATCTGTCTTATAAACAGGTTGATACTCTGATTCTTTTCCACCTAAGTTATACCCTATTAAGGGAGAACGTAAAGATTTTGGTAATTCAGAATTGTGAGTAGCACTATACTCTAAATTAGTCTTTCCAAAAGGATGAATTGACCAGTAACCTTTTCTTGAGGGTTGACCAGTTAGAAACAGTACAGATTTTTTCGATTGAATACACAACGATTTAGCTTTCTGTATTTCTTGTAAAGTAAAAGTTCTACCTTTTACTTCAGCATAAGAACCAAATTGCGGTAAATAAAAGTCAGGTAAATACTTTCCTGGTTTACCTAAATCAAAACCCTCTGGCTCATATTCATATTCAATGCCAGCCCTATCAAAAGCAACCATCCATCTTGCTTCTGTCCTAGATCTACAAAGATAACCCTTGTAATAAGTCTCTATAGATTTAATCATAAAAAAAAAAGGGATCAAAAGACCCCTATGAATGGCGATTTATTCTTCGTCCTTAAAGGGATTTCCACCTGTTAATAATCTGTTTATGTTAAAACCATTTTCTTTGGCTTCTTCATAACTTGCCTTAATTAAAGGGTTTGTTCCTTTCTTTCTTGGCACTGCTCTCAAACTGTATTCAGTGTTAAGACCTGCCCCTTCTCTTGATAATACAAAATCCCATTCCAGAAGATCTGCATAATCTTCCATCTGGCTGATCTTATCAAGTTCCTTGATGATGCCTTTCTGTGTAGCAGCAAAGATTTCTACCTTTTGTGAATCGTGATTGAATACTGGAACTGCAATAGCAAACTTTGAAGGTTCTGGTCCTGTTCCCTCTCTGTTTAATTTACGAGAGAAATCTGATCCCATTTCGATTTCAATATCGTCATTTGTAGGATTATCAGCAAATCTGAATGGCTTTTTTCTGCCATCTCCTGATTCGCCCCAGGCTTCCCAATATTCAAGAGGCTGATCCTCTAGTAGTGCAAAACGAGCACTACCTCCACTTTCAAGTTTTGTTGGATTTAAATAACCACCTGTATTTGTGGTGGCTACTGCTGATTGTGCTTTTTCTGTTAAAAATGCCATGATTTAAAATATGCGGTAGGCTTAAGCCCTGTGCTCCCTTATTGTAGTACATGGACAGATAAAAGTAAATGATATAGAATAAGAAAACCCTCAAAGCGGGTATAACCTTGAGGGTTTGAACACATTAGTCTACAGTAGGTATTGTAACACATGAAGCTGCAACAATTTGTTAAGAGTTTACCCAAACACTTGGTTTATGCTCCTATATATCGCAAAGAAGTTGAGATACGTTCCAAAGAGGGAAAGGTTATAAAAGCCACAGGGAAGAATCCTTATGGTGAAGCTTATGAAAGAAATTTTTCCCCAGATGATGTTGTTTATGTATTAGATAAGTACCCAGATAGATTTGGTGCGGTTGGGCTTTTTACAGGGTCAAAAGGTAATGGTATCTGTATTCTTGACGTTGATAGAAACCTTGCTGCTCATAAGAAAAAATGGGGTAGTACATTAGATGGTGCTCCCTGTATAACAAGTACGAAATGTAATGCAGCAAAGTTTGTATTTAAAGTGCCCGAAGAACTTTGGGGTAGTGTTAAGGGTAGGTTTTTATCTCAGGAAACTTCAACCTGTTATGAAATCTTATGGAACAGACAGGGTTTAATTTTTGGTGCTTATCCTGGTTCTAAAACTTCAGAAAAGGGTGTTTATACATTTACTGGTGATCTAAATAATATTCCTGACGCTCCAGATTGGTTATTAGCTGAAATGAAATCGTTGAAGGCTAATGAAGAACAGGTTGGATTTATTAAAAATCAAAATGTTCTGAACTTATCAGATCGTACAGAAGATGAAAAAGCTCAGATAGTGCAGGAATGTTTAAGCGTTATTCCGCCCCAGGGTGCTGGTAGTAGAGATCATTGGGTGAAGATTGGAATGGCTATACATTCTGAGCTTCCCAATGAACTTGGCCTTTCCTTGTGGTCTGCATGGTCTAAGGAAGATCCAGATTATATAAACGATTGGGATGCAGATAACCCCTGTGAGGTCGTCTGGAAGTCCTTTAAAGGTTCTAAACGTGGTTTAGGTTCTTTGATATATGATGCTGACGAAGAAGATCCTAAGAGGCTTAGATTCAGTCCTGTAAGTTTAGATATTGTTCAGAAGGCTCAAAATGAGCTAATGATTAAAACCAGAAGGAACAAAATGTCTTTCCAGGATGTCAAGAAAGAATATATGCGTATCTGTGAAGATGTGGCCGATCCAGGTGAACAGGACTTTCTGATGCACCAATTAGCTATGGATAATGACTATAAAGATCTTGAAAAGCTAGAAAGTTGTTTAATGAGCAGTGAAGCCTTTGAATTAGGTACTGAAGAAATTACTGCTGAAGATTTAGACGCTAAAGACTTGTCAAGAAGTTATATAATCCCTGAAATACTACCTACTCCTGCTGTTTTACTTCTTTATGGTGCTGGTGGAGATGGTAAGTCTATGGCTGCTTGGGCTTTAGCTAAACATATATCTGAAGGTATTCCATTTACGGTACAAAACAACACCGTTCCAGTGAAACAAGGTAAAGTCTTAATTCTTAACTCAGATCAACCAGAAGTGCAATTACGCGAACAGTTAAGAGAGCAAGATTACAAGATGGATAAAAATACAGTTATTATTCATGGTTTTCAAATAAGAAGAGAATATTATTTTGCTCAACTTCTTAAGAAACATAAGCCAGCTTTAGTAATTATTGACTCTTTAATTGGTTCTTCTGCTGGTAGAGCTTTTGATGAAAACAAAAGTTCTTTTGCATCGCCTCTTTATAGAATTACTAACAAGAATGGTAGTAATGGAACTCATGCAACTACTGTTTTAGTGATACATCATGCAAATAAACAAGGTGGTTTTAGAGGTACAAGCTCAATTAGAGATGCTGTATCTGAAGTATGGAAACTTAGTAAACCAGATAAAGAACTAGCTCAACAACTTGGAAATAATACAAGAATTATAAAAGTTGAAAAAAGTAGGTTTAGTCGTACAGGTAGTGCTCTTTTACTAAAACAAACAGATGATCTTAGTTTTGAACTTAAAGATTATAAACCAAAAATTGAAAATTCTACTCCTGCTTCTGTTATTGATCGTATCCTAGAAAAACTTAGAACTGTTTATCCAGATTCAAGGTCAAGAATTGAGCTTAATTCCGATCCATTGATAGGCGGTAATGTAACCGCTATAAGAAAATCTTTGGAAAGGTTAGTTGATAGAGGTTTGATTGAAATTTCAGACAAGAAACCATCCGTTAATGGAGGACGACCCACATATCTATATAAAGCTATCCTCGTGCGGGGAGACAAAAAATCTGTCCCATTGGTACGGAAATCTAATGACAACAGGGGTTTAGCAATGCGACAGGTAGAAAAAAATAAAAGCTGTCACATTGGTACGGAGGGTGATAAGCAAACACCAATGCGACAAGTAGAAAAATCTGATAGCTGTCACATTGTAAAAAACCCATCAATAAAGGGGTCTGACCCCAATGTGACAAATGATCTATCCCCCCACGCACGAGAGGAATATGAAAATGCTTGCGATAAATGGACAACCACCACATTAAATTCAAAAGATGTTACTGAACTTGTCCATGATGATATTAAAGGTAAAAGTAAAATTATAGACTTGTAAGTATTATTGTATTAAATTAAAAACACACTATTTTAAAACATTATGTCTGATTTATCGAAAGATAACAGTAACTACAGGCGGTCATTAGCTCAACTTAATTTATTAACTACTAAAGTAATAAACCAACTTAGTGAAACTGTAGATAATCATATTGAAAATCAAGAACAAATAAATCTTGATTTATATAGAAAAAATGAATTTGTTTCTCATGTTGTTAAACAAAATCAAGATGAATTACAGAAACGTAGAGAAGCAGAAGGATATATAGAAGCGTTACGTTTATGTGCTTTAGTTAATTGGCCTACACATGAAGGCTTTACAAGTATAGTCGGCAGAGATCTAACCATATTATCTAACCAACTAGGTTATAAAAAGAAAACTAGGCCACATCCAAGATATAAAAATGGTGTAGGTCAGTATCATCCTGTAGTTTGTAAAAAGTATTTACAAAAAAAGAATACATTTATACCTCAAGAATTAAAATATATTATTGAATGATTTTAATGAGACAAACGAAAGTAATAATTTATTGCCACAAAGAAAGGAAAAATTCACCAATAGCTTCGGTTCGTTATACAAAATATGATGACCTGGATAGAGTGGTGGATGTCGAACAAGTGGATTACGAAGATACACAGTATTTTCACAGTGAAGTTTTACAAGCGATCCAACTGGGAATAGATGTTTTGATATACACAGAATTGGATGGTCATTTGTTACAACGCAAGATTGAGCATTGGACTTGATATACTACTGTGCTACAATAACAGACATAAACTTATAGTCACAACCCATGACAAACTCTGATTATTCCGTTTACTACGGCATCAAGGAACTTCATCGTTTACATACAGCATCAAGCCTGGCTTTTGATACAGAAACGCTACAATTACAACCAGAAAAAGGTAAATTAAGATTACTTCAGTTAGGGTCTTATACTCTTAAAACCATTGTTATCATTGATTGTTTTGAACTTTCTGATAATAATTGGAATTATCTCAATAGATTCTTTCAAAATGGAGCTAGATATTGGCTCGCACATAACGCAGTATTTGATCTTGGCTGGCTACAAGAACATGATATATACGTTCGAGGGAAAGTCAGATGTAGTATGTTAGCAAGTCGCTTACTTACAAATGGCATACCAAAAACGAAGAATGGTTTAGCTGATGTAGCAAAACGATATTTAGATATGGAAGTGTCTAAAGAGCAGCAAAAATCTAATTGGGGTGCTGATGTATTAAGTTCTGCTCAACTTGAATACGCAGCAAAAGATATTGAAGTGTTATTAGAACTGGATCAAATATTGGACGTACGAATACAGGCCAATCAACTAATGGAGGCTTATACATTGGAGTGTCTAGCATTACCAGCGATGGCTCAGATGTGGAGAACTGGTTTACCCTGGAACAAAACCACTCTTGAAGAAAAACGTATTGACTACGAACATGATTTAAAAGAAATGACAAAAGACTTTCTACGGGAGTTAGACAATGCCTTACCAGAAAAACATAAGCTGCCAAGAGAAGATGATGGTTCTTATAATCTTCGTGCGAAAGACGAAGGTTCTATAAGGTTAGGTACTAAAAAATATGCTGGTTTTAATCTCAACAGTCCAAAACAATTACTGGAAAAATTTACTCTGTTACTTGGTAAGCCTCCAGTAGATGCTGATGGTAAACCTAGTGCATCAAGACAAACATTAAAAGCTTTTGCTGCGGATTCTGAGATCATACAGACTTATCTTGTTTGGAAGAAAACAGAAAAACGTAGGCAGATGATTACCAGTATTGAAAAGAAGATTGACTTTGATGGTTTTGTAAAAGCTTCTTATATGCAACTTGGTGCGGACACAGGCAGGATGTCCAGTATTAATCCTAATAATCAGCAGATACCAAGAGATTCTGAGTTCAGACAGTGTGTAGAAGCTCCTGATGGGTGGAAAATAGTTGATGCTGACTTTTCACAGATGGAGTTACGTTTGGCTGCTTCATTAGCTAATGATGAAAATATGATTGCAGCGTTTCAAAATGGAGAAGATTTGCATGACTATACGGCACAGCAGATGGGTTGTGATAGACAGATAGCTAAGTCAGCTAATTTTGGTTTGTTATATGGTGCTGGTGCAGAAGGATTGCGTAATTATGCTGGTAGCAGTGGTGTTTTAATGACACTTGAGGAAGCTATCACTGTTCGCGATAATTGGTTGCGTACCTATAAGGGTGTTCATGCCTGGCAGAATAAAAACTATCAATTATCAAAAAACTCTCAAGGTAATGAATGGGCTGAAACCAGAATACCCTTATCTAATATGCGTAGATATTTGAAAGGTGATCTTAACAGAGTTACAGTCAGATGTAATACACCAATTCAGGGGGCTGGTGCAGCTATCCTTAAATGTGCATTAGGTAACTTATGGGTTGAAGTACATGAAGCAGGTGAGAATGTAGTAAAGATAGCAGCAGCAGTACATGATGAGGTAATTCTTTTGGTTCGGGATCAATATGCGGAAGCATGGGCTAACAAACTGAAAGGTATTATGGAATTTGCAGAATCTAAATGGTTGGGTGCTGTTCCTGCTGTTGCTGAAGTATCCATAGGTAAAACTTGGGAGGAAACTCATTGACAACAGATCAGAAAATTCAAGCGGCTTTAAAACGTATAGAAGAACTAAAATTATTAATTAAATATTGGAGCAGCAATAAGTAGAGCCAATTTACTTTTTTGATGGTAAAGTAGTACAAGAACAACTCATTAAATGGCACAGAAACACGGCAACAAAAATTATTATCAGGTGTTAATAGATCCACATAGGTCAAAACTTATAGAAAAAGTAGCAAAAGAAGAGAATATGAGAGGTACTGCTTGGGTAAGACAAGCTGCTTATGAAAAGCTACAAAGAGTTATGAATACTGGTGAATATAAAATAGCAGAAGCGAAAGATGATCTTTTGTGGAGACAGTCCGTACAAAGAAGAATAGAAGGAAGAAAAGGCGAAGAAGATTAAATTTTGTTAATGCTTACAAAGTGATGACATTTTGTTGCTATACTATTGTAGTAACTTAAAATTATTATGACTACTAAAAAACTTTACAAGATCAAAACAAAAAGTATTTTATACGAAGTGTTTGAGATTGAAGCTGAATCTTATGACAAAGCTCTTGATAGCATCATGCCTACTATCTATGATGGCACTGACGATTATCCAGTAGATGTAGAAAGAGTAGGTTGGTGGTTCGATGGTATGGGTAAATCTATTTTAGATAAAGATGACGAACACAAGGGTTTGTTTGGCATACCAATAACTATAGAGGAGTATGACAAAACTCCTGAGTGGCAAATAGTCAAACCACAAGGTTGTTTTCCTGGGGATTTTAGAGAACCTACTGATGAAGAATGGGTAGCTGATGAAAGACAAGCTATAGCAGATGGAAGAATAGTTAAAGAGTCTGTAACCTTAAAATTTGCACATTTTCCTGAATAACTACGAGGCAAGATCAATCTGTTAAAAGACCAGGTGGTTATGCTGCTCTCCCGTAATCTTGAGAATTATGACCCTCATGTTCTATCGCTACAATTTTACAGGAAATGATATGAGTTCCCTTCGAGGATTTGGTAGGGGGTCTAGGGGGTTTCTTGATTTCCTCCGAGTAAAATCCTACTGAATAAGCTAACCTGATCTGTAAGCCCTCATCTTCTTTTACATTAACTATTTATGTCAAACTTAATACGAACCACAGTTCAGATAAGAGATACCCAACATGAGGCTTTATCACAACTTTCTGGTCCAGGTAAATCTTTTTCTTTTTTGGTACGGGAAGCTATTGATAATTACTTGATAGAAAAATCAACTGACAGTATTGATGATGTGATGAAAAAACTTAACGACTATGAACACGAAATGAAGGCTATGCTTCAGGATTTAAAGGGTGAATGTAAGGTATGAATAACAAAGATTTGATAGAAAACTATCAGCACCAGCTTGCAGAACTCCAGAAAAAATTTTGGTTCGATAATTTGGATATGAAGGAATACTGTGTTAGATATGATGCTATTAACAAACGAATTAATGAATTAGAAAATGAAACGAGAGGAACATTCGTCTTGGAAAAAATTAAAATTTTTGCAGGAAAACAGAAAGAAAAATTTAGTAAAATTATTGCTAGATGTAGAACTTCGTGGGGTGGATCACAAGATTCATATAACTAAAGATTCGAGAGCAGACCTAACAGTAAATGATGGGAACTGGGTCAATGACCATATCAGGACTGCTATTGTTAAACATAACTATGAAATCAATAAGATACCAAAATTACAGGTAAAGGATTTCAGCATTAAAGAAATTAGGGAATACGAAAGATCTTCTTTATCTGACGACCAATAGTTTGTCTGTTCTTCCTTTTTGATTCTTTCATCTCTTTTATTGCTACTAAGGCTTCCAGTTCTGCTAGACGACCCAACATTCCTGCTAGGAATAAATCCTGTCTCATCTGGTGTCTTATGAGATGAGTGCAGTATCTTTTTACATTATCAAAGTCATCACTTTTCATCACTTCCCTGCATCGCATCTCAACAGATAACTCCAGTTCTGGTGTAGGAGTTTCAAAATCTATGTTGAAGAAAGTATCGTTGCTCATTTTACTGGGAAGAGTTTTTCTTCGATCATCTTGACTATTGCATCGTCTATATCATTGTCAGTTTTAGATGAAGCATCTTTGAGCAATAACAATACAGCCTTGCGTAAAGATTCACTTTTACCAAATTTGATAAACAATCCGATAAGAAACTTTGACATAATGTTTTGTGTTCTTATCCAAACATACCAAACATTAACGATTCTGGCCTTCTAACCTACTTACTTCCTTTTCAAGTTGATTTACTCTACGAAATAATTCAATAATATCTTTTTCTCTTCTTCTACTAACATTAGATAAAACCATCACGAAAGCCGTTGCTGCCACTCCGATTAATAC